TGCCTCAGTATACCCGCACTCAGTTACCAGCGTCACAGGCCAACGCTCAGCTATGAATTCTCTCTTGCCCTTTATGCGATCAGAGAAATCGGCCTTAACACGACGAATCGGCCCTAACTTGCTTTCTAGATAATCCAGATACTCCATAGTTTGCGGGTGTTCGTGACCAGTATCAGCGAATACCACCAGAACTTCAGCGCCAGCCTCACGAGCTAATAACCATTGAGCAAGGCTATCTTTACCACCAGAAACAGACACCAGATTAATGGTGCCATCTTCTAAGCAACGCTTATCAATTTGCATTGCGAGCCTCACATACCGCAAAAGCCTCTTGGCACAGGTTGCCAATGCGACCTATTTCCGCGCCCAGTGATGCAATGCTATTAACACTGGAATTACGGACGCTGTGATGAATAAGGCCGTTCACAAGCTGGTTAATCGTAGGGTAATAGCCAATAGCCTCGTAACGCTCTTGGCCTTCGCTTTTTCCTGTTTTCCCCACCTTCACCGTATTAAGAATGAATTGCAGGTTATCGCTGGTGATAACAAACTCAGAGCCGATTTTAATTTCCATGTTATTTCCTTAATCGTAATTTTGGTTTTCTGGTCTGCGTGCAAATTCTGAATCGCTCAAATCAGCCGCAATAAAATGACCTGCCAGCAACGCCAGCAGGCCGAACAAAATAGAGAACTCCGTCATGCCTTCCCCGCGTATAGGTGACTTTGCGTCTCGCGGATCTGCTGACAGCTTACGCATGTATCAACGCCGGGAACGGCAGCGCGACGCGCGGCAGGAATCGGAGCATCACATTCTTCGCAAACAAAGGCAGAAGGCAGCGCGGAGGATTTGCGGGCGTTGGCGATCTGCGCGTTTAGTACCAGCGCTTGCCGCTCCTGTTCGTAGTCCATCAAGTCGGCCATTAGTGCAGCTCCTGCGCTTGATGCTCGATGGCTTCAGCCTCTTGGCGCAACAGCTCCACAGCCTCGACCGCTGTTAACCCCTCTTGGGTGATGTGGGCCGCCAGCCGAACCAAACGCGCAGCAGCTACCTGTGATTGGTTTTTACGTTCATCAACACGCGCGCTATCTAACAAATCTTGAAACTCATTCGTTAAGGCAGAAACCGCGCGGCAAGTACCAGCGACAACACCACGCTGAAAGGCATTATTTGCCGAGCTGGTTAAAGTTGGAGTAAGAAGCAAAGATTCTTTCATCGTAAATTCCTTATTTCAGACAAAGCGATGCCCGGCGGGTTAACGCCAGAATTACGCAATGCGGTTAATTAACGTTTAATTCGCAATCATCATCACTGATAAATCGCGGTAAGGTTTTTGATAAATCAATCAGGTCATTCAGCGCCCACACAATTTGTTTACGCTCTGAATAACTCATTTCTGCAAACTTCATTTTGATATGCCGCTCTTTCAGCCCGGCATGAAAACAAACAGTTCTGCGGATATGTTCCGGCGACTTATCAAAAGCCTCTTGCGCCTGATTCCGCTTATGCGGGAACAGCTCACGCTTAATCTGTGAAATGCGCTTAATGCCGATCGCTTTTTGTGTTTCAGTAGCCAACAACATGACAGCCCCAATCAACGGCAAAACAAACGGCGCAGCGGTGAAACAGGCTTAGCCGTTGACAGGCCACGCAGTAAGGCCGCCTGATCGTGACGTGGGCGCCAGCGCTTGCCGCCCGGCAGTTCAATAAAACCGTGTTCAAAATGCCGCGATGGGCTTTGTTTTTTCAGCAGTGGAGCGATAGAAATAACCACGGTGATCACCTCAGCTTAAACCAGCAACAGCGCTCAGCCCGCTGATCACGTCAACGGTGGAGGCCAGAGCCGGGGTGGATTGGATGCGGTTCTGAACGGTCAAGCCGATCAGCGACAAATGGCGGATCGCCGTGTTGACGCTTTCAAGCAGTGCGCTTTTACGTACCGGCGTTTTGTGGTCGCCCTGAACGGCGGCGGCGGCAACGTTGCCAACTGCGGCCGTAGCCTGCAGTGCATACGTTGGAATATTCCCGGCGCAAGCCTCATTGACAGGCACGGACGGCATGCAGTTGATTTGTGCCAGCAAGGCATCAATCAGGCTGGAATCCTCTGTAGCGTCAGTGATCGCCAGCAGTTCGGCACACGTGAGCTGATGCGGCTGGCCCGGACTCAATTTGTTGCGCAGCGTCTGGGCGTTCATGCCGAGCTGTTTAGCAAGGGCAGTCACATTGTGGCGTGCTGGAAACTGTCGGCAGGCTTCATCGAAGTGCGGGTGTTTAGAAACGGCGTAATCAAACATGGTTAGTTCTACTCTAATCGATAAAATAGATTAAGCCTGAAGAGAGACGCTACATTCACTCAGGGCCTGCACTGTCAGGGCTGCCATGTTCACTTCAATGAGCCCTTTCTTCTGCTTGCCCTTTGGCTTGATAGGCAATTTTCCATATTCAATCAGGTTCTTAGCTGTTTCTTTATTGGTTCCAGTGCGGCGGCAATACTCATCTAGCGGTAGGTAAGGCTCAGGGATGACAATTGTAATGTTAGGTCGCATAAGGCAAACTTCCTTGATTAGCGCCAGATACGGCAATATCCGGCAATATGAGTCTAATTCAAAACAACATGGAGATTACTTAGATTAAATCTAAGTGTCAACTTCAACAATGAGCAAACACCTAAACTTCACTTTTCCTAAATCAACCTCAGAGACTCTCGATAGAGTCGTGTCCGCCTACGGTTTCAGCATGAAAATGCAGCTTGCCGAACACTTGGGCATTGCCGCCAGCAGTCTATCCGCTAGGTACAAACGTGATGTTTTTCCAGCAGATATCGTCTTGCAGTGTGCGTTGGAAACTGGAACTAGCATTGAATGGCTGGTAACGGGAAAAGGGGTTAGTTTTCGGGATGTCAAATCAGACACACTAAATCTAATTAGAAAAAAACTAATCAACGGTCAGCTGCATGACGCTGATAGCGTTCTGTTCGACAGAGGGATATTCCTTGATCCAAACAATCTCCCCTCTGCGCCTATGTGCTTGATCCACGGGAGCACTCAGTACATTGTTGATGAGCAGTACGACGAGGTTCACGATGGCTTATGGCTGGTTGAAATAGAAGGCAAGGTAGGCATCCGCACGCTTACACGCATACCGGTTAAGAAAGTGCGCATTAGCGGTCATGGAGCCGCTTTTGATTGTGATATTGATGATATAACCGTGCTTGGGCGCGTTATGCTGACGGTGGAATAAGTAATGCCTGTACGGAAGCTGCCCGACGGGCGTTGGATAGCAGACTTCTATACCGTTGATCGCAGTAACGGTAATGAGGGTAAGCGGGTTCGTAAAAAGTTCGCCACTAAGGGCGAAGCACTTGCGTTTGAAAATTACACACTCGAACAAATTGAGTCAGCGCCTTGGCTCGGGGAAGGAAAAGAAAAACGTCGGCTGACCGAATTGGTCGAGCTATGGTTTAGCCGCCATGGCATTACCTTGAATGATGGTGAAAAGCGTAGAAGCTCAATGCTCTGGGCTGCCGAGTGTATGGGCTTCCCTCTTGCCACAGAATTTAATGCACAACTCTTTACAGCCTATCGAGCTAAACGCTTGGGCGGCCATTTTGCTCGAACAAAACGAATAGCAAAAGTTTCACCCCGCACCTTAAACCTTGAACTGGCGTATTTTCTCGCAGTGTTTAACGAACTTAGAAGATTAGGTGAATGGGTACAGCCAAACCCACTTGAAAACGTCCGCCAGTTTCGCGTAGACGAAAGCGAGATGGCCTATCTTACAGATGAGCAGATCGATTTGCTTTTGCATGAATGTCGCAATAGCTCAGCTAAGGATCTGGAAATGGTTGCCAAGCTCTGTTTGGTGACAGGAGCAAGATGGAGTGAGGCTGAAAGCTTGAAAAGCTCTCAGGTTTCGGGAAACAAAATCACCTTTGTTAAAACCAAAGGAAAGAAAAATCGAACGATACCGATTGACCCTTTACTTGCTGACGAGCTACCTAAACGAAACGGCGCTTTGTTTACCCCATGCTATTATGCTTTCCGTTCTGCAATTGAACGGGCTGGCATTATATTGCCAGATGGTCAAATGACCCACGTTTTGCGGCATACCTTTGCGAGCCATTTCATGATGAACGGTGGAAATATTCTCGTTTTGCAAAGAATTCTCGGTCATACCGACATCAAAATGACAATGCGATACGCCCATTTTGCCCCCGACCATTTTGAAGATGCCGTAAGACTTAACCCCCTTACAAAATGTCGCAAAAGTGTCGCATGAAGTTAGGTTTATTGACTTATATTGCCTTACATTAACCTTTTAACCTGTTGTTATTTAACTAAGTTATTGTTTTTTGGTTGGCCTAAATGGTTCTCATAATCGCTTGGTCGTTGGTTCAAACCCAACAGGGGCCACCAAATTTTAGCTGTTTTCACAGCCTTACAAGCCATCCTGTTCGGGGTGGCTTTTTTGTTTCCCGCCGCCGTGCCACACTTCACTTTCGGCATGCCTGATTTATTCCGACTCAAAAGGACCCCGCATGATCGTCAACTGCGACCACGACAACCTTGATGCCTGGCTGGCGCTGCGCTCGGCGCTGTGGCCCACCTGCCCGCGGGAAGAACACCGCGCGGAAATGCGCGAAATATTGGCTTCGCCGCACCACACCGCGTTTATGGCGCGGGGGCTGGACGGCGCTTTCGTTGGCTTTGCCGAGGTCGCGCTGCGCTACGATTATGTCAACGGCTGCGAATCGTCGCCGGTGGCATTTTTGGAAGGGATTTATACCGCCGAACGCGCCCGCCGCCAGGGCTGGGCCGCGCGCTTAATCGCGCAGGTGCAGGAGTGGGCGAAGCAACAGGGGTGCAGCGAGCTGGCGTCGGATACCGACATCGCCAATCTGGACTCCCAGCGCCTGCATGCGGCGCTGGGTTTTGCCGAAACGGAACGGGTGGTGTTTTACCGTAAAACGCTGGGCTGA